AGTAGCCATTGACCTCGCGGGCTTTGAGGAAGTTGGAAAAAAGAAAAGCAGTAAAAAGCTTGACAACACCGCTATTGCTATTGTAAAGGTAGGAGAGTATGGTTGGTGGGTGCGCGATATAGTTACCGGAAGGTGGGAACTAAATGAGACTGCGCAAAAGATATTTCAGATAGTTCGTGACTACGAGCCCGTCTCTGTTGGTATAGAGAAGGGTATAGCGCGTCAGGCTGTCATGTCCCCGTTAACTGATCTCATGAAACAGTATCAGCGTTTCTTTCGAGTTGAGGAATTAACTCACGGGAACAAGAAGAAAACAGACAGGGTTATGTGGGCGTTGCAGGGTCGTTTTGAAAACGGGGTCTGCAAATTAAACAAGGGAGAGTGGAACATCCAATTCATGGATGAGATCTTCCAATTTCCTGACGCCCTCACTCATGATGATATGGTGGACGCTTTAGCTTATATAGATCAACTAGCTAAGGTGTCCTACTCGTATGAGTTCGAAATAGATGACCTTGATGTAATGGATTCCGTAGCAGGATACTAAGTATGCTAGATAGCAATGAAGATAGTTTCGGCATAGAGCAGACCCTCGAGTCTTGGGTCATGGACAAATGTTCGTCTTGGAGGGATCACTTCGAGATGAACTATGAGCAGAAGTTCCAAGAGTACTATCGCCTATGGCGTGGCATCTTCGCAGAGGAAGATAGAGAGTTTGCTTCTGAGCGCTCTAAGATTATCTCCCCTGCCCTACAGCAAGCGGTTGAGTCTTCTGTCGCAGAGATTGAAGAAGCAACCTTTGGCCGTGGTAAGTTCTTTGATATCAAGGACGACCTTGCTGATCAAGAAACACAGGACATGGCCTACCTTCGCGAACAGCTAACTCGCGATTTTAAAAAGAATGCAATCCGCAAAGCAGTCGGCGAGTGCCTGATTAACGCGGCAGTCTACGGAACAGGCATAGCTGAGATTACTCTCGAGTCAGTCCTAGACATGAAACCTGCCCGCCAACCTATGATGGACGGTCAGCTTGAGGCTGTGGGTGCAGAGATATCTAACCGCACTGTATGTAAGCTTCGCCCTGTCAGCCCGCAAAACTTTTTGATTGATCCTGTTGCCACGAGCATAGACTCGTCAATGGGTGTAGCGATTGATGAATATGTACCCGTTCATTCGGTCGAGCTTCTCCAAGAGTCAGGAGTGTACAAGGATGTAGCTATCAGCTACGCGCCTATGGACTCTGACTTAGACGCTGACCCCGAACTTCCCACGCAACCTACCGATAAGATTCGTCTAACGAAATACTATGGCTTAGTCCCCCGAAGCCTACTTGAGTTAGAGGAAGATGAAGAGGTTGAAGAGCTAACCGATCTCGAGCCCGAAGATAGCACTTATGTTGAGGCGATCGTGGTTATAGCGAACGGTGGGATTCTCCTTAAAGCGGAGAAGAACCCGTACATGATGCAAGACCGCCCTGTCGTTGCCTTCCCTTGGGACATCGTCCCTAATCGTTTTTGGGGAAGAGGTGTATGCGAGAAAGGCTACAACTCTCAGAAGGCATTGGACACAGAGCTGCGCGCCCGTATTGATGCGCTAGCATTAACCATTCGTCCTATGATGGCGATGGATGCTACTAGACTTCCTCGAGGAGCTAAGCCTGAGATTCGTGCCGGCAAGATCATCATGACCAACGGTAATCCTTCTGAAGTACTACAGCCATTTAACTTTGGGCAGGTCTCGCAGATTACATTTGGTCAGGCTGCCGAACTACAGAAAATGGTACAAACTGCTACAGGCGCAATTGACTCTGCCGGTATCTCCGGCTCAATCAATGGTGACGCCACAGCAGCAGGGATCTCAATGTCCCTTGGCGCGATTATCAAGCGTCATAAGCGAACCTTGGTAAACTTCCAAGACTCGTTCTTGATCCCGTTTATCACAAAGGCTGCGCACCGTTACATGCAGTTCGAGCCTGAGATTTATCCGACAGCAGACTACAGGTTTGATGTGTCGTCCTCGCTTGGCATTATCGCGAGGGAGTATGAGGTTACTCAGTTGGTTCAGTTGCTACAGACAATGCAGCAAGACTCTCCGCTGTATCCTGTGTTGATTCAGTCAATCATTGACAACATGAATCTCAGCAACCGCGAGCAGTTGATTGCTGCAATGAACCAAGCATCACAGCCGTCTCCTGAGCAGCAACAAGCGCAGCAGCAAGCGCAGCAGATACAGATTGCATTCCAACAGTCGCAGACCAACGCACTTAATGGACAGGCTGCTGAGTCTCAGGCACGCGCTCAGAAGATCGTGGCAGAGACTAAAGCTATTCCTGTTGAGTTGGAAACAGATCAGATCAAAGCAATCACAGCTAATCTCAAGGTTGGTGATGCGGATGACAAAGAGTTTGAGCGTCGCCTAAAGATTGCTGACACAGCACTTAGGGAGCGCAAGATAAACATTGACGCAGCAAAGGCGGTTCAGAGTTGATTTCAAAACGAGAACTAGAGGACGTAGTCGTTCAGGTGAACGCAGCTATTGCGAGGCTAGACAGCCGGATCGACCACCTCGAGAAACAGCAGCTTCAATTACTGCACGAGATAAAAGAGTTTGTTCAGAAGCCGGCGAAAGGGAGACCGAAGAACAGTGGATGAAGAGACTCTTAAGTATTACGAATCCCTGATTGACATGTGCATGACGCAGGGATGGAAGAATTTAATGGAAGAGTACCGTGCCTTAGCTCTTTCAACAAACTCAGTTGAGAATACTCGCGACGATAAAGATCTGTATTACCGAAAGGGTCAGATCGACATCATCGCAAGGTTGCTCAATACAGAATCTACGATTGAAAAAATGATGCAGGAAGAGGGTAGCAATGAAGGTTTATGACTTTAAGTGCGAGCAAGGCCATATCAATGAGGCGTTTGTTCGTAACGGTGAAGATCATGATCGTCCTTGTCCTGACTGCGGAAACAATAGTAGTAAGATTATCTCTGCTCCGATGACAGTACTCGATCCTATTTCAGGTTCCTTTCCGGGGGCTACTATGAAGTGGGCACGAGATAGAGAGCAGAAGATAAAACACGAACGCAAGGTAGCCGAAGATTAAGTCCTTAGGGGTAGCTTATGCATCGGTCTTGTTAGTCTCCATGGGAGTTTAATAGTGGCACATTTTATTGATGACGTAGAGCAAGAGGTAGATGAAAACGAAACAGTAGCAGAGGTCTTCGAGGATGAACCTGAGAGTTCAACCGAGGAGGTAGCCGCTGAAGCACCAACAGAAGAGGACGAACTACCACCGCATTATCGTGGTAAGACTCCGGCCGAGCTAATCCGTATGCATCAAGAGGCAGAGTCTCGCATAGGGCAGCAAGGTGAAGAAGTTGGAAAGCTAAGAAGTATTGTGGACGATTTCATTCTTAAGCAAAGCCAAGTCAAAGAACCGGAGGAAGCGGAAGAGGAAGTAGACTTTTTTGCTGATCCTGATAAGGCTGTTGAAAAGAAGATTGCAAACCATCCAACACTAAAGCAGTTGGAGCAATTGGGCGTTCAGATGAAACAGAGTCAGACATTGTCTGCTCTGCAAGCAAAGCATCCTGATCTTAAAGAGATTGCGTTAAGCCCTGAGTTTCAACAATGGGTAGTAGGAAGCAAGATCAGATCAGAGCTATACCAACGAGCCAACAATGAGTATGACTACGACGCAGCCGATGAGTTGTTTTCCACATGGAAATCCACTAGACAGATTGCGCAGCAGACTGCTCAGGTAGAAGGCAAGGAACGTAAGCAAGCTTTGAAAGCAGCTTCTACAGGCGGGCAGACGGCTAGTTCAGAAGCCCCGACAAAAAAGATATACCGACGATCCGACATTATTGAACTAATGCGGCGAGACCCGAAACGCTATCAAGCGATGTCTGATGAGATCATGAGAGCGTATCAGGAAAACCGCGTACGCAATTAATTTATGAGAGGCTACAATGGCTAATTCAACATACCCAAACATGGGTGGCGCAGTAACAAACACTAGCGCTGCTAAGTTTATCCCACAAATTTGGTCAGACGAGATCCGTGCTGCGTATGAGAAGAATCTCATCCTCGCGAACCTTGTTAAGAAGATGAGCATGACAGGTAAGAAAGGGGACACTATCCACGTTCCTGCTCCTATCCGTGGCGCTGCTAATCTCAAGGCCGAAGGCACTGCGGTTACTATTCAGAACAACACTGAGACAGAAGTTCTTGTTTCAATCGACAAGCACTACGAGTACTCACGCATCATCGAAGACATTACTGAAGTGCAAGCTCTTGCTTCACTCCGTAACTTCTACACATCTGATGCGGGTTACGCGCTTGCTCGTCAAGTAGACAACGACCTCTTCGCGCTTGGTAAGTCATTCGGCGACGGCGACGGTTCTGATTGGACTAACTCTGCTGTCTTCTACAACGATGCATCTACAGGTCTGACTGCTTACGCTGCTGACACTGTTGCGGCTGCTGACGTTTTCACTGACGCTGCTTTCCGTGCACTCATTCAGAAGATGGACGACGCTGACGTTCCTATGGACAACCGTGCGTTTGTTATTCCTCCTTCACTGCGTAACGCAATCATGGGCATCGATCGTTATGTGTCTTCTGATTTCGTTGGTGGTCAGGCGGTACAGAATGGTCTGCTCGGCAGCCTGTATGGCGTAGACATCTACGTTACTTCTAACTGCCCAATCATTGAAGCTGCTGCTGATAACTCAGCCGGTGGCGACATCAAGGCAGCTATGCTGATTCATCAGGACACTATGATCCTTGCTGAGCAGCAGTCAGTTCGCTCACAGACTCAGTACAAGCAAGAGTTCCTCGGTACTCTTTACACTGCTGAT